CAGCTTCTGGGCCATCTGATCCTGTACCTTCTTAATTTTCTCAGCGTTGAGGGGAATTGCCCCCGTTTTGCTCTGCTCTTGCTCACTCATTCGATGTCGGCCTCCTCTTGATTTTTCGCTATTCGCCTAGACTGGTCTGTGAAAATTTCTCCTTCGACCGCAGATATTCTGTTTAAAAAGCCGGTTCGGGTACCTAACTGGATCAAAGGTACGCCTCGGCCACCACCCGGCCGTCCGACTTCTGTGTGAAGATGAAGAATAGATCGGTAATGGGAAGGCTCTTCGCGTTCACGCCCAGCTTGATTATCAGGGACTTGGCGAGATCGGCGTCACCATTTTCGATCTGCACGTCCTGCAGTCCCACGTCGGGGAGGTACTTCGAAATCTGACCCTGTACCTCATACCGGATCTTGGCCAGGGTGTCGTCGTCCATGAATTCGAACAGGAACATCCCCAGTCCTGCTCCCATATCGTAGGCGTTGCTCACGGTCCCCTTCTCCTGGAGGAGCAGGTTGATTATTCTGGTTGCCAACGCTTTCAGACCAATGCTCATCTGCGTCTTGCTGAAGGCGTTCACCTCCATCGTGGGCTCCGGACGCACCTCGGATGTATAGACGAGTTCCATTTCCGCACCTCCTTACGTGGGCTTCCCGGTGATCCGGGGGCCAATATTAAAGTTGTCCTGTCCAAGTCGGTGTGATCCATCACAATATCATATGAACAAAGGGAAGGATAAGGAGTGCCCCATGGGAACAATCCATTGCTGCCGAACGGCAGGGAAAGGAGAGATCATGTCAAGCAAAAGTTGCCCACTATGTAAATCGTCCTTCGCCTCGGAAGAGGGGCTGGAGGCCCACGTCGAGAAGAAGCACCCCGAGCAGCTGGAGGGGATGAGCGCGGCCCGGTACCTGTTCAACCTTCGCAATAGGAAGACGGAGGGCCTCTGCATCATGCGGAAGAGGGTCCCGAGCTGCCGGAAGACCACCGAGTTCAACGAGAAGGCCAAGCGATACAATAGGCTCTGCGGAAACGCCGCCTGCAAGACCGCGTACGTCGAAGAGTTCCGCAAGAGGATGCTCAGGAAGTACGGCAAGGAGCATCTACTGGACGATCCCGAGGTCCAGAAGGCCATGCTCAGCAACAGGTCGATAAGCGACACCTACAAGTTCCGCGACGGCGCAAAGTTCGTCTACACCGGCAAGTACGAGGCGGAGTTCCTCGAGTACATGGACCTGGCGCTGGAGTGGCCCAGCGAGGACCTGACGGGACCGGCGCCATTCGTGCTGCCCTTCACCTACGACGGGAACCAGGTGTTCTACATACCTGACTTCTACGTCCCCAGCCTGGATCTGATCGTCGAGATCAAGGGCACGAACGCCCACTACCAGGCTCGGGAGAAGGCCAAGGAGGCCGCTAAGGACAACGTCGCTCGGGGCTCCGGTCACAACTTCATCAAGATACTCGACAGGAACTATGACAGGTTCCTCGAGGGCTTGATGGAAGGCAGGTGGAAGGTTCCCGTCTCGCAGGAGAAGCAGATAACGGTGAACGAGGCGGCGCTCATCGCCTGCGACCCCGTCGCCCTGCTTGAGGGAATGGGGCTGCTGAATGAGTCCGTTCCGGAGGACGGGGAGATCGTCGACGAGGAGATAATGCCGTCGGGCAGGGGGTCCGACTGGACCATACCGGAGGACTGACGGAAACACAACAAGGTCACGAAGGAGACAGAGGCAAATGACTGAGATAAACATGGCCCCGATACTGGGGCAGAGTAGGGTGAGGTACGAGGCGCTAGACCGCCTCGTCCCCAAGTATGAGGCGGTAACCGGCACCGTCGACGTCTTCCTAGACGTCAGGAGCGTGTTCGGTGTCTATTTCAACGACAGATTCAAGGAGGCCTCGGCGTCCTGTCCGGCCGCGAAGCGGATGCTCCTGAGCGCGGAGCTACTCAACATGGTCGGACACTACAGGCACTACTTCTGGAGCCGAAGGGAGCTGCCCACGAGGTTCGTGCTGGTCCACTCACCGCAGGCCAGCAGGCGCTGCAAGGAGCTGTTCCCGGAATACAAGAGCGAGTACGAGGAGTCAAGGAGCAGGACCGGGCCGTACCCGGAGAACGCCGCCATGGTCGAGGATAACCTCGAGATCGTCGGCATCCTGGCGAAACGGATTCCGGACACGGCGTTCATCGACACCGGGACCGTCGAGCCGGACTGCATTCCCCAGATGATGAAGGATCCAGACAGGGTGGCCCTCTGTCTGTCTAACAATCCGTCATGGGCGCAGCACGCATGCTTCCCCATGATGAATCTCCTCACACTGAAGGGCGACAAGAGCCAGCTGGTGAGGTTTGGTGGTGTCATGGACTACCTCACGAAGGGGGCCCACACCAGGAGCATGGACATAAGGGCCGCGGCCGCGGTGCCGTACAGGCTAGCCGAGTGGGTCTTGGCGATAGGTGGGTCCTCGAAGCACAGCGTCCCCGGCTGGAAGGGGTTCGGGGCCATCAAGGCCATGAATTACCTGTCGAAGAGGGACCTGATGGGTTCCGACTTCTACGACGTGGACTCGATGGCCGAGGACATGACCGAGGCCGGAATTGTCCAGGACAGGATAGACCTGGCGAGAACCTTCTTCGATGTGTTGAGCGTTCGCAGAAACGCGGAATCCGTTACCGAGGCTGAGGGGGCGGCGATAGAAGCCCAGACCAGGTGCGATCCGGACATGAACTCATTGCAGGACGCCAACGCCGAATACTTCGGTGCGCTTCCGCTGCGACTTGGGTTCCTCTTCGAGGGGTGCGAAAGATGAACGTTATGCGAATGACCACAGACTTCGTACCGATAGACGCGAGCTCCGATTATTCTGAGACCAAAGAAAGTAACGCGTTGAGTTATAGTGACACTGCAAGGCTGGCGGCCAAGGCCCTCCTCCTCGGAGATGAGGGAAACTGGGTCGGTGCCCTGCACATATGGAACGCGATGCTGTATCTCGATGGGGGCAACAAGCAAGCCCCGGGATGGAGGAGACGTGCCATTAGGGAAATCAAGAAGAAAGCACTGTTCGCCCTGGAGGAGGAGAAAAGGGAGAAGAGGAGACGTATTCCCATTATCGGATGGTTTTTCCGATAATTGATTGCGGATGAACTCGACGAGTAGGATTTCAAGAAGAGATGAGGAACGGGAAGCCGGCCGTCCTCGGGCGGTCGCTCCCGCCCCTTTTCTTCGGTGGACCGGACAAAAAGGATAGAAATTCATGGGAAATATCTCGGATCAGAACGTGTTCCCAGGCGAGGACAAGAACAAGATGCTATGGTGGAAATATACCACCAAAATGAACGCCATTCTCCCTGGGGAGGACGCGCCGATAGACGTCTCCCCATACCTCACTGACTTTGACATGCACTACCATTACGACGAGGACGCATTCCCGTACATAGCGGCGATGCTGGTCCTGCCGAAAGCCCTGCGCCAGAAGATACAGGACGAGGGCGACTCCGCCAGGTTCACGGTCTCCATTGACCGGCTGGACCCGGACGACGAGGAACGGGCATACCACATAGACTATTACGACGACGTCATCTTCAAGGCCATAGACCCGGAAAGGGCCCAGCTGGAGCCGGGCCATACCGACGATCCCGAGGATGGTCAGGAGATCGCCGACAACATCCCGCAGCACGCACTGCCGGTGTACCTGTTCAAGGCCGAGCACCTCGAGGTCAACAAGATGATGGTGCACGCCACCTACTCCGAGACGACCATGCAGGACGTCCTCCTCAGGCTGGTGCAGGACAACTTCAGCAGCAGCGACATGAAGTTCCACATCGGCAAGGTGGACAACACCAAGATGTACGAGCAGGTCATAATTCCTCCGATGCCCTTCGTTCCAGCGATCAGGTACCTGCAGAGGGTATACGGTTTGTTCAACAACGGGGTCAACGTTTTCTTCGATATGAAGGACGCCTGGATCATGGATATCCAGAAGACCATCGAGGGACCTGACCCTGCGCAGTCCGTCGTCAACGCCACCCTAGAGCTGTACAGCCCCAACGAGAAGGCACTGGTGGGCCCGGCCGAGACAGACTCGACCTTCCTCGACGAGGAGAATAACCGCTACCTCATCAGGACCACCTCCGAGGTGCGGCTGGAGGTCCCGAGGACTGGCGTGAAGGAGATAATGGGGGAGGCGGTCCGCTTCCTGAGCAATACCATCGACGCCAACGAGGAAGAAAACTGCGTCGACATGACCTTCGGTACCCCGACCAACAGCGACAAGAAGCCCAGGGAAATGATCTACTGGAACCCCAACAGCAACCCGCTCCTCGAATCCGAGTTCAAGGCCAGGATGTCCAACATGTTCAACAACGCGGCCGTGCTCATCCCGGAGGCGGACTTGGAGGTGTGGGGCATAAACCGAACCTTCGACATGCAGAACAAGCAGGAGAACCCCAGCAAGGGGGCCGAGCTGGAGGGCAAGTGGAAGGTGGTGAAGGCTGTGTACTCCATGACCCCGAAGGGCAGGCCAGTGCCGGTCACGGCGACCGCGGCGGTCAGCATGAGGCAGATACGGTATACAGCGTAGCCGGAGATTCATAAGTGCCCCCATCCCCGCACGGGGATGGGGGCATACATTAGTCTCAACGTCCGAGGGACGGGAACTATGCGGCGGCTTTGGATTCGCGCAACAGTTTCTTCGCGACCGCGAAGGCGTCGGAGATGCCGAAGTTGTAGGCCCGGAGCGTCTGGGCGTCCAGGAGCTTCAGGGCGGTGAGCTTCGCCTTGGTGGCTTCGACTTTCTCTTTCAGACCGGCGGCTGCCTTGTCGTCGGCAGTGCGTAGGCCCTGCTGGGCGAACGAGATACCGCCCTTCAGGGCGGCGGCCTGCACGTTGTGGGCGCCCTTCAGGGCGGCCAACCAGGCATTTCCGCCAAGGATGTGGTATTCGACGGCGGCCTTCGTCACCGTCATTTCCTTGCGTTCCGTCGCGCCGAGCATATCCGTCATGAGTATCTTGCGCGTGATGCCGAGTTTGAAAACCTCCTCGCGGGTCTTGGCGTTCTTGATCATATTTATGAGCTTGTTCTGCTTGGGGGTCACGTCGTCTTTGTTGGCGACGAACGGGTACGTGCTGTACTTCGTGCTGGTCGCGGTGATTTTCTTGACGTTGGCCTTGTACCACTTCTCGGCGTTCTGGAAGCGCCGCGTGATCCAGTCCCATGCCTTCTTGAACCAGCTCGAGATCGCGGCCCATACGCGCTTGAAGAAGTTGATGATCGCCGTCCACCAGGACTTGAGGCCCTCCGTGAGGATCCCCGCGTCTTCGTTAACGATCGACTTGTGTTCGATGGCACCCATGTCCTGCACGAGAGCGGCCCATGACGTTTCCATCTCCAGGCAGATCTCAACGGCACCCATCTCCTCCGCGGAGAAATCGTCGCCCAGGGTGATGCCCTCTTCCAGGATGAGCTGGTCCATCTCGTCGACGGCCGCATCTTGGCCATCGGCGATGAATTCGGTTTCTTCATTGATGAAGATCATGCTAACATTCTCCGTAGTTTCACCGGCACTCTTGACCGGTGCTTTTTGTCCACATTCAGCTAAAATTCTCCTATCCGCTGCCAGACGGAAACGGGGAAACGCTTCGGATGGATCTCTCGAAGACTCAATTTTATGTTTGAACCAAGT